GGTTGCTTAATGATTTATTTTTTTCATCATAGAGGAAGGGGTTTGGAAATTTGAAAAACGATAAGAAGCCAGTGACTTCGCTTTTTTTAATCATTTCTGTCCCTCCACACTTGAAAATTTTGTGTATTCTTTGTGAAAATACAACTTCACTGTGCCTAAACTGCCATGCCGATTCTTTTCCAGGATTAGCTCGGTTACGTTATTCGCTTCTTGACTGTCTGCCTGTTCCTTCTGATAGTAGGCCTCACGATACAAGAATGCTACGATATCAGCATCTTGCTCAATCGAGCCAGACTCTCGTAAATCTGCTAGCATTGGCCGTTTATCTTGTCTCTGTTCAACTGCACGACTTAATTGAGATAAAGCAATGACTGGTACTTTTAAATCTTTTGCAAGTATCTTCAATTCCCTTGATATTTCAGAAACTATCTGCTGACGATTTTCTCCTTTTGATCCAGTAATTAACTGCAAGTAGTCAATGATAATGACACCAAGCCCACCCATTTCTTGAGAAAGTTTTCGAGCTTTTGAGCGAATTTCTGAAATACGAATACCTGCCGTATCATCTACAAATATAGGAGCATCATAGAGATTACTCTGAGCGTGCACAAGTCTTCTCCACTCGTCTGTGCTTAGGTTACCTGTTTTTAGATGATAAGCTGGAACCATTCCCTCTGATGCCACCATACGTTCAATTAAGTCTTCTGCTCCCATTTCGAGTGAAAAAATAACAGTTGGTTTATTTTCTTTAACAGCTACATGCTTTGCTATATTCAACGCTAATGCAGTCTTACCCATAGCAGGACGTGCAGCAAGAATGATAAGATTATCCTCATGAAGACCTGTTGTAATCTTATCTAATCCTATGAAACCTGTAGAAATCCCTGTCACAAATCCATCTGTCTGCGATCGAGTCTCAACTATTTGCATATGTGTGTCTAGGATTTCAGCCACATTACGAAATCCAGTACCTGCATTTTGATTACTGATATTGAGTAAGGATTTTTCAGTTTTAGCAATGATGTCACCAATCGATACATCACCTTGGTAGGCACTAGATAATGAATCAGACAAGTCAGCGATGACTTTCCGAAGAGTTGCCTTCTCTTTTACTAATTTTGCGTAATGCTCCACATTTTTTGAAGTTGGTGTTGAATTTACCAACTCGACAACGTAGTTTATACCACCGATATTTGAGATGTCACCTTGATTGGTAAGAGCAGACACCATAGTCGTAGCATCGATTGGCTCACCTTTTTCAAGCAATGACAACATAGTTTTAAATACAATCTTGTTGGCAGGCTTGTAAAAATCGTCAGGAGTTAATTCGTCAGCTAGATAGATAATAGATTCAGGTGAGATAAATACAGCACCCAGAACCGACTGCTCTGCAACTAGATCATGAGGTAATATTCTAAAATCTTCACTCATACACTCTTCCTCCAGTAGCTTTCTAAGTCAATATTCATGACAGCAGCAAGATTCTTTTGCTCGGTTAAGATTTGTCTACGGTAAGGAGCTAGACCAGCTTGTCGATCCTCCTCGCTTTGTGGTAAGTAATACCCGTTCGGTTTCGTCTTCTTAGCTACAATAGGGTGTCTAAAATTAACTCGAAGACTTTCAATGACTTCTTCTAACTTACGTTTTGAGAGTCCAGTTTCTAAACGTATTTCACTTGCTTGAATTGGAAGGTCGAACGTAGCGCAATTAAGAATCATATTTAACACACGAATTTCCATTTCGGTCATATTGCGACTTACACTCATATTTTTCTCCTTACTTCAGTCCTATTGGTGGATCTACGTCATATGTAAATTGCTTATCTGAATTCCTCAGATTCATACGAGCAATATTACTAGCGATTAATTGTTTATTTTCCTTTTGAGACTTAGCATGACTATCCAGTTCATTTACTAGCGCCCAAAGGCATACAAGTGTGATAGTTATTAAATATAGGTATTCTAGCATTTTGTTTTCTCCTTTTCTTCATAGATTGCTAATCGTTTTTCAAGATCTGAAATACGTTGAATTGCATCCTGGTATTTCATTTGCAGTTCAATCAATTGTTGATTGATTTCCAGAGCGACTTTCTTCCAATCGAGATTTACTTCCTCGATAATTCCTGAAAAATATAATTTTATTTTGTTTAATAGGCTCATGTTAAAACTCCTATTTCATAAGTTGACGTTGAAATCTTAATACATCATCTAAGTCATACAAGTATTTGCCACCTTTTGTGTTTTGTTGATAACTGAATTTTCCTTGATCTCGAAAAGTCTCAACTCTTTTTCTTCCCCATCCAGTGGCATCCATAACAACATTAATAGAGACCATATTGATTTTTTTAGAAAGTCTTCTATCAGCTTCTTTCGTTGCTTCGATGGCTAACTGAACGAGTTCTTCAAATAAATCACTTTTCCATTTTTCTCCTAATTCTTCTATCGCCACTAGCTATTCCTCCTTTTCTGTGATATAATTTTCTTGAATAATTTTCTAAGTGCCTGATTGCAGTCAGGTGCTTTTTTGTTTATGAAATAATCAACTTCAAGACATCGCCCCACGTTGTTATGTCAACATCTAATAATTGTGTATTCATATTATTAGAATCGAGGTTTAATGTTTTTACTAATTCAGGATCTGCCTTTACGAAGACATGCCCTTTTCCCCCGCTATACGGATATCGGTTAGGTTTCATTGTTTTTTTCCTTTCTAAATTTGGTATAATAAAGATAATAAAATTCGCGGAGTATAATTATGACTGAAAAAATTTGTTTTATTGTGACTGCTATTGGTGAATCTGGTACACCTACTAGGGAAAGAGCTGACAATGTATATAAGTATCTTATAGCCCCTGTTTGTGAAGACCTTGGTTATAAGCCTGTACGTGTTGACCATGTAAATGCGGTAGATAACATCAACGCTACAATTATCAATTACCTTAAAACTGCTCCTATGGTTATAGCAGATATGACAGACCATAATCCCAATGCATTCTACGAGTTAGGTTTCAGACAGGCGCTTGAACTTCCACTAGTCCCAATCATAAGAGTAGGAGGAAATCTTCCTTTTGATGTTATGACGACTCGTACTGTATTCTATGATACAGACGTATCAAAAATAGAAGAATCAAAAATTGATCTTAAGGCTAAGATACAAAGCTTTGAAAACTTCAAAATGCCTGAGAGTAGTCTTGATAAAAGCGTTACATTAGATGAGCTTGATGATAAACTAACTAAAAAGCTAGACAAAATACTAAATCTGTTAGAAAAAAATCAGTCAAACTATTCTACTGGAATCATTCGTGATTTAAAATTAAACGAATCACAATTTGGCTATCAGTCAATTATTCAACAATCTCAAGATAGAATCACTCAGATTCAGAACCAGCTATCATCCCACGAAGATAAGAAATAAGCATTTCCTGCTGCTTTTGAATTTCAGCAATTTCTTCAATCTTCCCGTTTATAAGTATAATTGTCCTCAAAACATCATTGAGGGCATTTTTTTCAATTTCTTTCATAGTTAACTCCTCTCTAGTTTTTAGAAGTCTCTAATTCTAGCACTTCATAAAAATAGATCTTAGCAAAGTGTTTAGCGTTATAATACTCAATGTATTCTCTAATTACTGCGCCATATCTCCGACGACTTGGGATTGTTAGTTCTATAATGAACTCGCTTAGGTCTCCATTTGTGCGTTCCTTGAACATTTTTACTGTTGCTGTTTTCATTTGGATCTTCTACTCCTCAAATTTCTCCCATGACTCGTTGATTCGCAACTTCTTGTTAATGCGAAGCTTCAAATCATCGCTCCCTTTTCCATCTTTCACCAGTTGTGTAATAGCTGACGGGCTAACACCTACAACTATGGCCAAGTCTGTCTGTGACCATCCACGTTGTTCAATTCGCTCTTTTACAAGCTCAATCCATTTGCGATGTTGTTGGCTCATGTTACCTCCTCCTTTTATTTTTTAATAGAGTTAAAGAGTTAGTAAATTATTTTATAAAACGCTTGACACATTTTAGCGTATCTGCTAAAATGAAAGCATAATTAAAAACCTTGATAAAATCATATATCTATCAATTTGTACTGCTCGGCAAAGCTATTTAATTTTAGATTAGTTTTTATTAGTTTTTTAACTAACTCTTTAACTTACAAAAACTATTTTAGCGTAAACGCAAAATAAAGTCAACTATTTTTTGCGTATTTTTTAAAATTTTTTTTGTCATGTCTTAGAAAGGCTGATAAATCAATGTTTTCTACATTTGAAATCGTAAAGGATTTATGTGAAAAACAAGGGATTTCACTAAATACCTTGGAAGAAAAACTAGAATTAGGAAAAAATTCTTTGTATGGATTAAAAAGGAATCAACCTTCTGCTGAAAGGTTGCAACAAATCGCCGACTACTTCAACGTGTCCACCGACTACCTATTGGGACGCACAGAAAATCCTAACATTGCGAAAGATGGTGATGCTTCTGCACCATTAGACCTCAGAGACATTGCTGCGCAATCTATGTTATTCGATGGTAAGCCACTTTCTGAAGAAGATATAGATTTTATTACAGCGGTCTTGGAGGCACACTTAAAAAATAAATAGAGGTGCATTTATGACTGTAAGAGAGCTTTGCGCCCAGGAGGGTGTATACCTATGCTACTTTGATGGGACAGGCTGGCATAGTCCAGGATTCTTCAATCCAACATTGAAACTTCTTGCTATTGATATCAATTTATCAGAGCAAGACCAAAAACAAGTAGCCCTACACGAACTTGGCCACAAGGAGCATTCACAATACCAGTATAATCTCAATAGAGAGATGTGTGAGCTTCAGGCAGACCGAAATATGATCCATTATCTTCTAGAAGAAGAGTTAAAAACCATGGATGATGTATCTGACTTTAACTATGTCCATTTTATGGAAAAGTACAATTTAAAAACCACGACTGATGAGACGATGGTTAAAGAAGAGTATTTAAATATTATAAATCATATCAAAGGAGTTAAAAATGAGTTTTAAAGGTTTTATAAAATCTAAAACGCTTGGTGAATACCTTCAAGCTAAAAAAGATCCTCAACTAATGGAAGAAATCGAAAACAGAGGAGTGAAAACTGTTTTAAAGGAATCTTCTAAAGCTAGTAGTGAACTCATCGAAGTTCGTAATCAGAAAAAAATAGAAAAAAATGCTATAAAATGCCCGCATTGTAGTAGCAAGAAAGTACAGTTTATGCAACAAAATAAAAAAGCATTTTCGGTTGGAAAAGCTGTCGGTGGGGCTGTCTTGACAGGTGGGATCGGAACGCTAGCTGGATTTGCTGGCAAAAAAGGAAAAAAACAATGGCATTGTCAAGAATGTGGGAACATTTTTGAAACAAAATAAAAAAATCCCCACACTCGCCATCGCCAAACTTTGAGTGTGAGGATATCCATGTATAGTAAAAGGCATTAAAAAGACCTCTTTACTATACCCATTTTATCAAGAAATGAGGTAAAAATCAATGGAAATCAAGTCCTACAAAAAGAAAAACGGTGATACCGCTTATATGTTCCGAGCCTATATAGGTAAGGTAGATGGTTCTAGTCGTTACATTACACGTCGAGGATTTGAAACCAAAGGGAAAGCCCGTGCTGCACTACTTCAACTTCAAAATGATATTGAAAATGAAGAACAAACAAAAAAAGAGATAACTGTCGAAGAAATCTCAGAAAAGTGGTTAGAAGAGTACTCTGAGACCGTACAAGATAGCACCTATATCAAAACCTCTAGAAATTTCAAAAACCATATCTATCCAGCTTTGGGAGATAAAAAGATAGGTAGTATCACACCCCTCCAAATGCAAGAGCAAGTGAATGAGTGGTCACGTAAGCTTGTCTATGGTCGTAAATTAAAAGGCCTCATGAACAATGTTTTTAAATACGCTATCAGACATGGTTACATTGATAGCAACCCAATTGAGAGTGTGGTCGCTACTGCTAGAAAAAAATCAAACGAAAAGAGTGATTTCTACAATAAAGATGAATTAAAATCTTTTATGAAGTTAGTTGCTAAAACTAAAGATTTAGAGAAGATAGTCTTTTTTCGTCTCCTAGCCTTCACAGGAGCACGTAGAGGGGAGATTTTAGCACTTGAATGGAAAGACTGGAACAATAACACTCTGAATATAAATAAGGCTATTACAAGAGGTTTTGCGGGTGAAGAAATAGGTAATACAAAAACAGTTAGTAGTAAACGATTGATTAGTTTAGATCAGACTACACAAAATATCTTAAAAAAGTGGAGAAAACAAAAGCCAGGAACAAGATATATCTTTGAGAATGAGTTTGGCAAACCAATTCCTACCAGTTTACCAAGGAAGTGGTTGCTTGGTGTTTTGAAAGATAGCAAGTTACGTCCAATTAAAATTCACGGTTTCAGACATACACACGCTAGTTTGTGTTTTGATGCTGGAATGACATTAAAACAAGTCCAACACCGTCTTGGTCACACCGATTTAAAGACAACCATGAATGTATATACCCATATTACAACACAAGCAAAGGACGACATCGGTGAACGCTTTGCGAAATATATAGATTTTTAAGGAGGCTTGCCTCCTTTTTATAACTCCTTTTGTAACTCCTTTTTCTGCAAAAGAATACCAAGGAATACCAAAGAAAAAAATAAAAAACGCTGTAAGTACAACGTTTTAGAAAGGAATGCAAAAGAATGCAAAAGAATAATGGAGCCGGTGGGAGTTACGTAAATATTGTTAAAACAGTGCATTGCTAATTTTATAACTCCTTTTACAGCTCTTTTTTAGAGCAAACAAAAAAGACCGCCAGCAAGCGCCAGCGGTTCAAGTGTAATTAAATTTTGAATTTCTTTCTATTTTGATTTTGTTATTATTCTGAAACTGTAATCAAGCCGTCTGGCTCAGTTGTGAATGCTGGTTCTGTATGAAGTTCACCGTTTGCTTTCAAATAATACCAACCGTCACCCGATTTGACGAACTGCTTAGACAACATATATCCGTCTTTATCATCAAGATAATACCAGGTTTCTCGATACTTGACCCAGCCTTTGACCATGCCACCGTCATTATCGAAGTAATACCAGCGATGGTTGATGAATACCCAACCAGTTACGGTCGCACCACGCTTATCGAGGTAGAACCAGTATTTGCCATCGAAGAACCATTTATTAATTAGGCAATAACCCTTGTCGTCAAATCTGAACCACTCTCCGTTGATCTGTTTCCAATCGTTTGTCGGATAAGAGCCATCTGACTCTCCCCACCACCATCCATAAGCATCTTGACGCCAACCAGCTTCAGTAGAAATACCACCTTCAATATCCTTCTTGAACTGTTCACGACTGATACCCCATTTGGCGAGGTAAGGGTATGGATCCACATGGTCAGAGTAGTTTCGAGGTTGATTGTATGTACAATATTGATGTGTCTTGATTCCTGCTAGACTATCAGAATCCAGCGTTTTAGGAAGCCCTGCTTCATCTGCGAGGTCACGTAACAATTGGACGTAAAGCCTGTAATCACGCATGAACTCTTCTTTCGTTTCGTGGCTTTCAATCAACTCGACTTGACCATATCCTTCAACATTCCAGCCACCTCCCACGTCATAAGCTCCCATATCAGTGTACCAGGTCTGCATTACACGTCCGTTACCTACAACGTGCGAGAAGAAGCCTGAATCGACAGGACGGCGCATATGATAATCAGCCTCATTTTGAGCTGTTGAGTTTGGATTGCCTGTTGAATGAGCATGTATCTGTCTGTAAGGTTGCTCTCCTACTTGAGGTAAGTCAGTTCTTAATCTACTTGTGTCAATATCCATTTATATATTCCTCCTTATGTTGTTGGCCAAGGGTCGTCTGTAACATAACTTATATTAGAAACCCTGATATCTCCGATGTCTTTATCAATTGGTATAGGGTCTAAGAATTGGAAACGTAAGTGGTTTGCGTCTCCGTAACCCCCAATGTACCACGTACCGTACGGTATACCATCGTCATTATAAATTGGACCGATTAACGAAGTACTTGTTCGGTAACCATAAGGTACTTGACCATTTGTTAAGATGAAACATTTCTTGTCACGATTTCCAGGATGTGCCACGAATCCAAGTCCATTACGGCGAACAATACCGAACCAACCCCATTGTAAACCACCGAATTGTAAATATACAGTGTCGTTAACCCTTCGTGCTTTTACATAAGAATTTCCAAGTTTTGAAGACGCATTTAGGGTTTTCCAACCGGTATCACCGTCTAACACGGCCCAGCCTTGGTTTCCTGAAGCAGTACGTTTAATCCATTTCAAAGCACCGTTTGTTTTACGAGTATCGACATATGTCTGTCCAAGAGTACCATCGACCTTACCGTTCGGTATTCCCTCACCTACAAGTTCACTAGATGAGGTTGATGTAGACGATCCATTTTGACCCGAAGCTGGTAAGATAATACTCCCACCGCCATCCGATAGGGTTACAATGTTCCCGTTGATGCTGATTCTCTGAGGGGTTTTAGGTATAGATGCAAGTCTTTGCTTGAGTTCTGCATCATTATATGGTTGAGGTAGTTCTGACTTCTTAGCATAACCCTCTAGGCTTTGATGTTCGGTAAGATACCCTTTGCCAGCTAAAACATCATTCGTTACAAAATTCGAGGTATCAATAGCCGGCTTGTTTTCTAACTGCTTAACCCGTTCTTTCAATTCCGTATCGTTGTACGGTTGAGGGATTTCTTGCTTCGTCGCATAGTCAGATAATGATTGATGCTGTGTGAGATAACCTTTACTTTCAAGCTCTTGTTTAGTAACCAACCCACTGGTATCTACATTTGGCTTATTTTCCAAGTTTTCTAAGCGTTGTTTGATTTCTGTATCGTTATATACAGTATCATTATCTTGTCTGCTCTCTAGAGTAGATATACGCTGTTTTAAGGCGCTATCGTCATACACGATATCTTTATCCGTCTTTGTCTTTAACGCTTCAATATCGGCTGAAATATGGCTGAATTCGCTACGTTCTACTTTGTTTGCTAGTTCTTCTTTTGTAGCAAACTGACTCGTATCAATTTCAGGTTTATTTTCTAAAGCTGCTAAACGTTTAACGATTTCTGAATCATCGTAAGCATCACTACCAACATGAACAGTCTTGAGAATTTCTTCTAATTCTGCTCTTGTGACAATGCTATCGATGTCTACGATGCGACCTGTTTTCTGTTCGATGATTGGCGCAGTCTTAGATTTATCAAGCTCACTAACTCGAACATTGAACCTAAAGCTGTACACGTCAGCAGATTTTTCCACTTCTTCAAAGTAGATGTATCCTACCACAGGCTCGTCCATTGTGATCAACGATACATCAAATTTAACAGTAAAGGTATTGTCTTCGATTGTCGCATCAACTGTTGAATATCGTTTAGATTTCTTGAAATAGAATAAACAAATTACCTTGTTAGCGGATAGATTGTCAAGAGTGAATTTGAATTCAGCGATGTTCTTATCCATACTGAAGAATTCTTGATAAAGCCTATCAACATCTCTATTATTTGATGTGATTTCAAGCTTTTTTTCGATGGTTTTCTTCAAATCTTGCTCCTTTCTTTAATATTAAAAAGAGAACCTTTTCAGGTTCTCTTGATTTATTTTTCAGACCAAGCGTCATTCATCTGCTTGACTGCTGACTCAACGAATGTATCGAGATCACTATCAGTCATGCTGATATTGTACTTTCTAAGTTCTGCTCGGATTTTTGCTCGTGCTTGTTCCAACTTTTCCTCTCCCTTGTAGCCAGTTTCTGTGGACACTTGCTCAACTGCATTAACTGCATTCTTAGCCAAGATTTCAACAATCTTGATTGTTTTCTCTCCACCCTTTTGGATCAGATATTCTTTAACAGCTTTAACTGAGATACCTACAAGGATAACTAGAATGCTGATAGCTCCATTAATTAAAATTTCATTGATCTGTTGCATCGTCTTCTTTCTCCTTTACTTCGACTTCAATTTTGTCTTTTTGGTCAATATTGACCAATAACTGACCTATCTTACGAGCATTATCTTTCTTGATTTGATTGATATACGGTTTCAGGAACTCTGGAAATGCTAGTCCTATCATCTCCCAATTTTCAATCACTGAAAACAGATAATTGAAAGAGAAAAACATAGTCCACGCTATACCAAAACTACGAAAACCCAATGAACGTGCATACATAGCTACAAGCAAGATGACGACAAATACAATGAAGTGTCTGATTAAGCCCATTGTGCCTACCTTGCTATCAAAACGCTTAGTCTTAAAGGCCTTGATGTAGCCTGTTGCAATATCTAATACCATCAACCAAAAAAAGAAGTGGATATACGGACTATATGATAGATTTTTTAAATGTTCTGCTAGTTCGTGAAATGCTAAATCTTGCATAAACACCTCCTTGTTATTGAACAGGTTGTGTTTCTAGTTCAGATTTAGGTACTTGCCATTTCCAAACTGCAAGGATTCCATTTTGAGATGGTGAACCTTCTAGCTGTTGAAGTGATTCGCCTTGGTAGATGAATTGTTGGTTAGTTTGAATAAGGATTCGTTTGCCTTCCCCGTTCAATTCAACATGCCCTGGGTCTTCGATTGCAAACATAGAACCAGGGGCATAGCTCTCACCAGTTTTCGCAAGTGGAAAGAGTTCTACGAGTTCCTTATATGTCGTACCATAAGCAATTTTTTCACCCATGATAGAATCTTGAGCCATAACACGAACTACCTTATTGATTTTCTCAGTGATTTCAAGCAGTTGGTTCTGCTTGGTTTCAGTTTGAGTTAGCTTCTGTTCAGCTTGCTCAATTTTAGATTGAGCTTGGACGATTGCTGCCCCTGGATCTAGTTCAGCTTTAAGAACATCAAGAACTGCTTGAATTAGCGTTTCTTCGTTTTCTTGAGTGCGGTCTCCAACGAGTTCACGTTGGTTGGTGCTGTAGCGGTTGCCATCCTGTAGTCGAATTTCAACTACTGTAGTGATTTGATTGCCTGCTCCACGAGTGTATGGCTTAGTAGCCAATGAATAGTTATTTACTTCCATTAATTTTGTCCTTTCAATTTCACTTCTTCAAATTTTACTTTTAGTTCTTCGTCGGATTCGATGATTCGTTTCATCTGCTCAAGTTCCATAGCTGTAACTGTGTATAGAGCTTCTAGTGTAGCTGATTGAGTAGCTTCATTGCTGATTCGTTCACTCAACGATTTAATCGTGAGACTGCTGATTTGTTTGTCTTGTTCGTTCATGTTGTTTCCAACCTTTCTACCTTTTGGTTCAATTCTTGAATTGCCTTGATGAGAAAAGGCAATAGTGCGAATGTGTTATATGAATAAGCACCGTCTGGATTCTCCAAGAATGCTTCTGGAGCGACTTCACGGACATCTTGAGCCATGATACCGCATGAAATATCTTCGGCTTTACCATCATATTCTTTACGATAAGAGTACGTTTTAAGACTTTCAATGACATCGAGTCCGTTGACTTGACTATCTTGGATATTTGTCTTGTATCTACGGTCTGATAAGTCTTTGTTGAGCGTAATCCAGTCGTATGTACCGTTGTCTAAATAAAAATACAGATAGCCATTTTGAGCGTTCATGTGTGTGTATCTAGGAGAACTCATCCAAAATCCATAACCACCACCATTTTCACGTTCATCGTAGTAAATCTTACCAGTAACTCGTAAATTTCCGTAGACGACAGGTGTGTTCCAGAATCTCGCAGTATTGTAACAATGCATTTCACCAGTATTTTTCACAAACCAAGCCTGATTGCCCGGTGTTCCCCAGTTATTTCCCCAGTTCACCCAAAGGGCAGTTTGCCCTGTTTTCCAACCACCGTCTGACATACCAACACGGAAACTGTTAGAACCAGTCAACCAGAAAACAGTAGGGTCTTTATCGTGTGTACCAATTTGGAATCCTCCGATTTTACCCTTGTACCCTTCAAGCAATGTCGCAGTAACTACTACTGACCGTAGCTTGTTGATGAAAGCTGTTTTAGCAGCAAGCGTATCAGTAAATACATCATTAGCTACAAGCTTCTTCGCTAAAGCAGTATCAAATATCAACTTGTCTGCTGAAATTGAATTTGAGCGAATAATATCAACATTCAATGTACCAACTGTGGCATCTCCTACAAATAGGCGCTTGAAATAACCGTCAATAGCCGTGATTTCATCAGCAAGCGTTTTCCCTTTTAGACGGATTTTATTAGCTTCAATCAAGATATTGTTAGCGTTCGTATTGATTTGTGAAGCGATGGCACCAGCATTAGTCAAGGTCTGTATTGCGTACGAATCAAAGAGTTGTGACACCTTTGTTTGAGTTACAAGGTCTTGTGCCGATGTATCATCTTTGAATTCTTTCGGAGGTGTTTCACCACGAATAAGCGATACTTTACCGACGGCAACCGTACCGTTTTTCATTAACCAAATTTCAAGAGGAAATTCTCTTGATTTTGTCGATGATTTCTGAACGGTCATCGTACCAGTGATGATTTGAGTACCTGTTTGTGTTAGGGTTACTCTATCAGATGCAAGTCCACCGTCAGAGGCCCATAGCTCAATTCCAAGCGGTGCATCTGGTAAAACATCTACCCATACTTCTATGCGATAGCTGAGCTTCTCGCCCTGTCTAAAATTAGATGTAGTAAGAGGTAGTTTGAATCCATGATATACAGGTTGATTTTTACCAGAATTTGTGATTCTTAGCAATTTTGTGTCAGCTTGAACTTCGACAATGTTTGCTTCTAATTGCTTTTTCTGCCACTTACTGAAATTCGTTGGGTCAAATACAAGGTTTGAATTATCTTCAACATACTTCTTGACTTCTGTTTGAAAGATTTGGTTAGTCATTACCATGCGAGAAATATTATCTGCGATACCGTTCTGAGTATTTCCGATAATTCTCTCGTAGAGTTGAGCTGTTTCTTTGACACGTTGGAACTCGATTTGGTCTGCTTTGCCAGCGACTAGACTTGACATTTGAGCCATGCGCCCGTTGATGTTGCTTGTAAATGCGCCAAACATCTGAATGTTGTTTGTTGTCGTTTGAGTGATTCTCAAGTTGAGACCGTTCAAATCAGCTCTATAATCGCTTTTAAACGTATTCATGTCGCCTGAAATACGTTCACTCAGACGTTTAGCTTCGTTTGCAAGTTCAGTATTTGCTCCAGTTTTCCTGAGAGCTTCTTCTGCTTTTGCTTTGGCTTCTTCAAATCCAGCTGGACTGAAATCTTGAAATCGTCTGTCTATTTCTTCGGACAAGGCCTTCTTATTCTCCTCTGCTTTGGCTTTGGCGAGTTCGAGTTGATCATTGAAATCCTGTTTGATTTGGCCAACCTTGGCATCAAATCCTCTGTCCGCTTCTTCAATTTGGTTTTGAAGTTGTTTTTCAAACTCGCTAAATTGTTCAATTTTCTTAGTAATAGTCCCGGCATACGAATATTGTGCATCATTTCCTGATTTACTATCGGCGCTGATACGACTACGAAGGCCTCCTTTAAAACTAAAAGATTGACTCAATACAGGAGTTTTAAATGTTTCTCCCTTGTTTGTTTTGATTGTCACCCATTGGCCAACGTCAAGGAGAAGATGGCCTTGAAAGTTCAAGTTGAATGGATAGTATCGAATGTCCTTGATTTTGTGATAAAGGTTATCTAAAATCGATTGAGTCATGAACGGATTTTCAATTTCAAGCGAACGACCTGTGCGAGTTCCGACAGTTAGACCTTCTTTGTCTTTCTTGCAAGTAATACCTGCAATCTGATACTCGACTTCGCTTTTAGTTAAGCCGTGTAAGAAGTAATTATCTGCGGTAATCACGATACCTGAGTCGGTCAACTCTTTGATTTCAAGTTTTCCTTCTCGGTTAAAAAAACAAGACATTCCGAGCATCTGAGTAGCTAGACTCAACACATCTCTGAATGTCATTTTTTTCTCTTTAGGTTTAGTCTCGATTGCATAATTCATGGATGTGATATCCATGTTTTCGTTTGCTAGCTCTACACCAGCTTTTAGACAAATCTCTTTAATAACTTGTCTGATTTCTGCCGGGAAAGTCAAGTCTGTGACATATTCATGATTTAGCTTGAACATTCCGTCCATGAGGTCTAGTGTAGTTGTGTTTCGATTTCGGTCAATTTCAATATCGTTGATAAAGTATTCACCCATCTTCACCCATTCGTAGGTTCCATCAACCAAAAGACCGATTTCAGGATGAATCTTATCTAGCTTATTAAAAGTGGTAATGATGCTCGTAAAGACGATTTTAGCACTGCCTGCGCATGTTCCGCCAGGCTTGTAAGTATCGCCTTTGATGTAGCCGTACTCAAAATTAGCTTCTTTGATATCACTTGATTGATACTGTCCTACTCTGATAGCAAGAGTACGGTTTTTAGCGAACATCGCTTCATTGAATTTATGTCGTCTGAATATATCCATGTTCTACCTACCTTTCTATCAGATTGAACTTAGCACCAGACCAAGGCTTGAACTTCTCAGTAAATGAATAGCTAGGAGCCGTTCTGTCTCCAACATAAAAAGTCTTCGTGGTTTGACCCGACATAGGGTCAGGATAGGACACCGTAAAAAATTCAGGTGATACGGCATTTAAAAGTTGACTCATTTCATCTTGAGTCAGCATGCCCCACTCACAATCTAGTTTACGTTTAACCGTGATACGGTCACGCACCATGTCTCCGTTAGCATTACGCCCTGTTTCTCCGTCGATGTCCTGGATATCGACCTGAAAATATTTGGGAGGCTTGACAGCCACCCCATTAATAATTAAGCGTGCCATTTTACCTCCCTCTAAATGTTAAGCAAGACTTGTCCTGCACGTTCCTGTTCTCTATTGATTTCTTGAATAGCCACACGTCCGAATTCGTGGCCACCAATCTGGATCACGATGTCACCATTGCCACTAAATCCTCCAGATTGTGGCAATCCACCACCTAGAGCGTTAACGACAGCACCGCCTACGATACGTCCCATGGTCTGTAAGAACCCAGTATTCTCAAGAGGCATCACAACCTCTTTACCAGCCTCACCAATCATGGCTACAGTAGGACTGTCAACGATACCACCACGGGCAAGACGAGGGAGGCTCACATAGCCAATACCGCCAAGAGATACGCCAGGGATTTTGTTAATCAAACCAATAACACCGTTGATCATACCAATGAAACCATTAACCACGTTCTCGATTGTTCCAAGCACTGCGTTAACTGCGCTTCTAAATGCTCCGCCTACTGCACTACCGACTGCTTGACCAGCTCCGACAAAGATATTCTTGACGGTAGACCAGACACCACTAAAGAAGCTACCGATGTTGCTAAATGCGTTAACCACTGCATTATAAGCACTTGTGAAGATACTTCCAAACCAAGTGGCTACGTTAGCAAGTGCATTCGTGACGTCATTCCATCTCCCAGTAAACCAATTACCAAGACCGCTAAACACATTCGTCAAGCCAGTCCATGCCTTCTGAAACATATCCGTGAACCATGCTCCAATGTTTGATAGAGCATTAGTGACATCACTCCAACGTTCAGAGAACCAAGGCCCTAGATTAGAAAAGATATTAACTACACCATCCCAAGCTCCTTGGAATGTATTAGCGAACCATTCTCCAGCACCACCTAGAATGTTGGTAATTCCATCCCAAGCGCTCTGGAACGTTGAAATAATTGTATTCCAGATGTTCGTCAAAATGTTAATAATTAAGTTCAATAACGACTTGAAGATAGCTACAACGATTTCAAGCACCCCGTTAAAGATACTAGAGAAACCTTCAATGATTTTGGACATATCTCCATTGATGATACCCGTTATCACGTCGATGATACCTTTAATGATATCAATGACACCAGATACAATGTCTGAAACTGTATCAAAGAATGTCTTTAATTCATCCCCAATACGCTTAATTGACGGTGCTAACTCATTAATAATTTTCTCAATGATGAAAGTAATTAAAGGTTCAAGTTTGTCGTATACAGCTCCAACCAAGTCAGCAATACTGCCTAGTAATTCTAGGAATTTCTCAACCGCTGGTCCTATATGATTTTCAATCGTATCTGCAAACCCAGCACCTATTTCTTCCAAAATCGGCTGAATTTTTTCATCCCAAACGGTCGTGAACGTTTTGACGATAGATGATAATGAATCTCCAGCTTTGTCAATTAACGGCTTGATATGCTCGTCATAGACTTTATTAGCTTTTTCAAAGATGGACTTCATAGTGCTGGCCAGAGCTTCGACAACTGGCTCTGCAGCTTTGAGCAAACCAGTAAACATTTCTGTAATGTTTCCTTGGTTGTCCGTGATTGTTTTCTCAATCTGTTTTACAACATCTCTGGTACTTTTAGATACAAGCTCAGTAACGCCCATAAATGCGTATGTGAACGCAGAGATAAGACCAGCCCCGATATTTGTAGCAGGTTCACTTGTTATGGTGTCGTAGAAGATTTGACCAATACTTTGTGCAATATTCCCAATGCTAGCAATCGTATCGCCATTAATATCAAACATACGAATGAGCCATGACTTAATATCCCACTTGGTATCATTTAGAGATTTGTTCAGACTTTCAGCAAGAAATACCGCAATACCCATGATGACATTAGCTATCGTACCAGCCGTCTGGCCTAAAGCAAAAGCTAACTTTTCCCCAAAGCGAGCTGCAGCTTGCAAGACCGTCCCGTCTTCAAAGATATCCTTGATAGATTTCCAGATACCACTCAATGCATTTTTAAGTCTCTCAAGGCTATCCCATCTAAACGACAGTGAAAAACCTTGTTTAAATAAATCCCAGAGCTTCGCTAAATAATCAAATAAACCTTTCAACTTATCTCCAAGACCGTCAAAAATACTCTTGAACTGGTTATCCATATCGGTAAGAGCAACTTCTGGTAAGATGTCTTTGAAAGGTGCGCCACCGCCCCCTCCTTTTCCTTTCTTACCTTTGCCACCACCGCCGCCACCTCTACCTTTGCCAGCTCCGTCTCCGTCGTCAGGGTCGTCTTTTTTGTTTAAGAGGTTGATCTCGTCAAATCCCATTAAACCTAGCAACTCTTTAACGGCTTTCTTGGCTGACTTGGCAGTGTCGTCTAAGTTATCAGCAATACCACCTGAAGCATCGTCTGCATCATCCATGGCATCAGCAAGGTCACCAGCCCCGCCTGCTGCGTCTTTTAAAGCATCTCCAGCGCTACTTGCTGCACTAGCTACACCGCTATCTTTAACGCTCGCTTTCTTGTTAAATAGCAAGGCGATAAACTCTGCTAATTTGCCAGTAACATTTTTCAATACCATAGCAAACGAGTTCAAGATTGGCATAATGGCATTGATAATTGGTAAGAAAGCATTACCAATATTGAGAGCTGAGTCTTTTAGCAATGATTTAAACAAGCTAATGCGCCCGTTTACTGATTGGGACAAGGTCGTGCCATATTTGGCGGTTGCCTGTTCCAGGATAGCCATAAGGCGAATTTGTTGTTGTGTTTGGTAATCAAGCTGGTCCCAGCTTTGCCCGTTTGCAAAACGTTTAAAGGCTTCTGTGGATTGGATCATAGCCACATTGACGTTGATTCCTAAATCCTCAATTGCTTCTGTGTTACCTAGTAGACCTGAACGAATACGCTCCATAACGTCCGTAATGCTACGTCCTGAACCCTCGGCTACAACTGCAGATGTTTGCAACATTTTAGCAGTATAGGCGCTTAATTTCCCTGAATCTTTAATAAAACCAGAGAAAAGGTTAGAATAAACCGCACCGTAGTTTGTAGCTTCTCCTACGCTCATATTCATAGCGTTGGCGTTATCGTTAACCCATTTTAAGAATGTTTGCGAGCTCTCGCCCATTTGGCGTTTAATTTGGTTGACTGAAGCTGTAACCTCAAGAGCCATCTGTGTCGAATACATACCAACGTCTAGCAACTTCTTTCCAAGATAAGCAAAACCAGCGAATTTAGCTAATTTACCAAAAACACCTAGCATGGATCCTGACTGAGTTTTGATTTTGTTGGTTGACTCTTGCACCTTGCCAGATGCATCTTTGACCCTGTTCTCTACTTCTTTCATTTTGTTTTTGAAAGGCGCAATTTCAGCATCAATCATTACCTTGAGCTCATCAAGAGTAACTCCCATTTATTCTCCTTTCGTCTTAAATTTCCTGTTGTGACTTTCAGCAAACATGCGCATGCGTTCTTGGTGTAATCTCAACTCTTGAGCCAATCTCGCTTTTTCGACTTGTTCTCTCTCGTCCTGGAATAATTCAGGGGCATAGTCCCAAACCTCAAGCGGTTTAGCATCTTTCGAGAGTAACAAAGAAACATTATTAGCAATCATTTGCGAAAGCCTATACGACTCAATGATTTTGTCTTTTTGTTTTTGAATCCTAACACGGTTATAACTTTCAATCATTTCTCTGATTTCAAGAACCGTCAAATCCCAAAAAACGAGAGGCTCCCCCCCGATGTCTAAAAACATAGGGTAAAGCCTCTCAACCATTTCAGTTATAGAATTGACCGTAGTCTGTTCTACTCGACTACTTCCAGCTTGGGTTTCTTGGGAGCTTTCTTCTTGCTTGGTTTCTCCCGTGGCATAAAACCCGAAACTTGGAGTAATGGCAAGATAACATCTGCCATGAACGCTGCTTGATCTCCACCATTATCGACATACTCGTCGTAAAGGTCAGATGTATCTTCAAATGAAATACCGTGTTCGTATTTCTGAAGTGCTCCATGAGTTAAGAGCAGCATCACCTTCAAAGGAGGCAATGTGAAAGTTTCACCTTCTTCAGGCATGAATACCTTGAGCAAGTTTGCTCCAATTTTTTCTTCAACTTTAGTCCCTTGCAAGGAAGTGAGGCGGAGTTTTAACTCCTTATCCTCGCTGACCTTCCATGTCGTATATGGTAGAGCCATTTAATTAACCTCCAATTCCGTCTGTAAATTCAAGTTCAGATTGCAATGCGATTTTAAGAGTAAACTCAATAACAGAGTTCACACCACCACCGCCAAGTTTGACAGATACCTGTCCTTCAAATTTGACCTTGGTGTTGTCTGGGTAGGTTTGTTCAAAGAAGAGCTTAGTTTTGTTGTCTGCTGCGTTACGCAAAACACGGTAAGGAGCATCTGCCCCGTCGTTTTTATAAGCGAATTTGTATTCAAGCTCCCCAGCATCGCCAATACCGAACTCATATTTTTTAACCTTGTCTTCAAGGGTGGTATTTTCAACCTTTTCAGGTTCAATACCGAATTCAGGTACTTCTTTTAGTCCTGCAAGTTTGGTATAAGTTCCTTTAGCTGTTCCATAAGACAGCGTAATTCCATTTGCTAACATGTATTAATTCTCCATTCTGTATTGATAAACAAGCTCAGAGTCAAGGTCGACAATACCTTCAAATCTCATCAATTTATGCCTCAAATGAGAGGGGTCAGGGATATCTTGACTTTCAATCCTACGCAGGCCTAATGAAGCGAAAATCTCATTGATTTTAACTGCAAGGTTGCTAGTGCTATCATTATCGAAGATATCAACCTTATAGCGAATTGATGTTTTTTGTTCCTTATCGTCGAACCAGTCGCCTGGCTTGTTTTGTTCTTCCAAAAAAATAACGACTGGGAAGTGCTCCCAATCGCTCGGATAAGTGTCGGTCACATTATCTGCGACCTTCTGCAATTCTTTATAAATAACTGGCTTAATATTGATCATCTTATCTGTTCTCTAATCTTTCTACTAACGTATTTTGAAATACTTCTCGATATGCGGTCATGATTGTCTTTTAAAGCGGGGTACAAGAAAGGTTGTGCTGGTTGACCGTACATCTTGTAGAACTCTCCCATTTTTTGGAAGTGATACTTTCCTACGTCAATCTGGTCTTCATGCACGAACCAAGGCGTGGAGCGATAAGACACGTTCACGTCAGGAGAAATCCCAGCGTGGCTAGCTAGTCCTTTTGGACCAGTTCCGAGCTCAACATATGGAGCATAGTGTAGATTTGTGTAAACCTCACCAAAAACTCGGTCCCCCTCAACTTTAACCCTTGCTTTGATACTGTTTCTTAGTTCGCCTTCATTCGATGGCGCTCTTAGTTTAGCATCTGCCTGGACAATGGTCTTAGAAGCATGCAAGACAGCTTGTCTAGTAATATCAGCAGCTTTTGTACCGTACAATTTACGGCACTTAGCGATGAGCCTATCTGCCCCTAGAAGCTCTGACACGTTCTACCTCCAATACCTGATGTTGACTGTATACTTTTTTTGAAATAACACGATGTGTGACCTCTGTCTTGCTATCGATACAAACACCATCTTTGACATTGATGTTTGCATCCTTGCTCGCATTTGCGTTCAAGATATCGTTGATACGGTCTCCGTAGATTTCAGATTGTAGCTTACTACTAGCTGGCCACAACTCAAGACGTACTTCCTCAACCTCGTCCGCATATCCTTCTTTAACAACGCCCTCGTCCGATACAGTTTTTTTAAACCGTCTGAGAGGGTAGGGTTTCAGTCTATTCTTTTTCAAAAACATGACCTGCCACCCTTGCTAACCTATGCATTCGTACACGCTGTAAAACGCCCGTAGACAACCCGTTGTCAGAGTAGGTAACAGATATACCACCCTCGCTCCTAGATTGCTCTCCCTCGCTTCCTGAACGGTTGTAGAGCTCGATAACAATCTCAGGCACCAGTCTCTCAAGAGCAGGTGTTAGTTTGTCTCGATTAGTTTCTGATAAAATGATATTTTCTGCCCGTAAAATCAAAGACGAGAGGACTACTTTGTCACTCTCGCCCGTCAATATTTTAAGTTTTTCAAGTTCCATAAGACCTCCTAATCTAAAGGAGTCGTCTCGTCTCCTTGTGTTTCGGTTTCTTCTTCAATGATTTCAAGGACATCCGAAATAGACACGCTGAAGCTGACCTTTAAATTATTTTCAAGCACCTCAAAGCGCTCGTCCGTAATTTCAAAGACTTCATTTTCTTGTCGTCTAATCCCAGCTTCCCAGTCATTGAATGATTGTATAGCTTTAACTTTCATTATTTCTTAACTTCCGCAAGCACTACCTTAGAGTCGTCAGAAACAGCCACTGTGTAGAACTCATCAATTGAGATTTCAGTAGTACGTTTCAAAGACTTACGGTCTACTTCAACGTTTGGGTCACGTTTAAGGTAAACTGTCAATGCTGCAGTGTCCTGTTCAGTTTCGTCATCATGAGTAAGCTTGATGATAGGGCAAGTGTAAAATGCGCTAGTTGTGTCAAGTTTTACTTTCTTAGTAGGCACGATGCGAGTGTTTGCAATTGTACCAATCTCACCAGTCATAACAACGTTAGCTGGATATTTATCAGCTGAGATGAAGTTAGGATCCTTACGCAAAGTAGTTACTTGTTTAGGGTTGACAAACATTACTTTTTCAGTATTAACTTCTTCTTCAAACAAATCAATAGCGTCCACGATAACGTCATAGCTGATTGCTTTAGTTTTAGAGTCGTACTTACGTGTGTTTGTTGCCAAAAGAGCATCCAAGGCATCGTTGTCGATTTTAGATGCAACTGCAAGTGCAAGTTGGTTCTCAGCGTTTCCTACTGGATCGCCATAGCCAGAAAGAACTGCCTCGTCGGTCAATTCTACTGCCTTCATTGCTTTTTTGATTGTAGCAGTCTTAGTAGAAGTACCAAGGGTAACTACACCAGCCTCTACACCTTCGTTTACGTCTTCAGCGTCGCCAATGTAAGTGTAAGATGGAACTGTGATAGTGTTACCAGGTACGCCTACCAAGGTACGGTCAATTGTGGCGAATGGTGCCACACGTAGTTTTTTAGGTAGCTTAGCTGCGACCATGTCGCCCATTACTTGAGGATTTACAAGATTTGCAATTTTAGTTTGTGTCATTTTTTAAATTCTCCTTTTTCTAATTCAAAAATGAATCATACAGTTCAGGGTTTGTCTGTTTCAAGTTCGCCTTTTCTGCATGGGTCATTCTGTAAAATTGAGCTTTAGTAAGCTCGTTGCTATTTTGTGGCGCAGTCTTAATAGGTGCTCCGCCTTTTGTACGCTCAGCAATTCCCTTCTGAACTGCTTCTTCCCACGATTTCTGAATACTTGCGACCGACTCGGTCACTGTTTCAGCACTCGTCAAATCAACCACGTTTACTAATTCAACTGGTAAGCCACGTTCACTTAGCATTGTTTTAGCTTCTGCGGTCAATTCTTTACGAGCAATCGCTTGTTCACGATTAGCCAGTTCTTGCTCACGTTGATCCAACTGATATTTTTGTTTCTCGTCAGCGTTCATCTTGGCAAGTTTTTTAGCTTCGTTTTCCTTGGCTTCTTGCTCTGATTTCCACTTAGCAAATTTTTTGTCGATGATAGCATCGACTTCTGCATCTGTGTACTTCTTCTCGTCTTGCGGTTGGGTTTCGATAGTAGGTTCTGCAGGCACCACTTGTTCTTCAACCGTCTCGACTGTTTGTGTTTCTTCGTTCATTACGAACCTCCTATTTTTAAAGTCGTCCCCGACTGTATAATTCCATGGCTTTTTATGTCGTCAATGCTCGGACAATAAGAAAACCGCATCAATTCTGATACGGTTAATAGCAATTTACAGTGTTTTAAAGCAGTCTATTCCTGCCAGTCAAGATGTCGGATCACCTACTTTCTTTTGCTGAACTCTTTGATTAGAGTTATTGTGAGCGATAAGCAAAATGCTGCAACCATCAAGAACACTAACCAACCAAGTGCTATAAGCACCCATTCCCAAATGAACATAAGTTCCTCCTTTCTGAGCACGAAAAAAGCACTTAGATTTCTCTAGGTGCTTAATATTCATACCCACATTCTTTTTTTATTTCGTCAAATTTTTGCTTCACTTTCGGGTCTGTAAGATAACGTTCAGCATAAGGCCCGTAACCAACGCCCTGAGGTTCAGCTAAAATGCTTTTTATAATAGCAACATCTGCATCTGTGTAATTGTCCGAGAAACTCATCCATTTAAAAAATGAACCCAATAAAACCTCAACAACAAAGCCTTTACGTTTTAAATCAACTAAGGCGCAACGTCCATCTGTTAATGTGACTAAAATATTGTTACGACTATCATCTATGCCAATAATATTATTTAACTTTAACAATTTTATCACCTTCCCTTACATAAACGTCGATACCTTTTGACCTGAAAGCTAAAATTTGCTTATTGGTTGGGGGTTTCGTTGTGAAACATACACTAGAAACATCGGACAAACCAAGGTCACCATGGAACTGAGCCTCAATATACCTTACACGCAACTCGTCGACTAGTGCCTCAGGGGATTTAATTTTTCCTCGTTTCAAAATATCGATATGATCCATTAGATAACTTTCATCTATTCCAACAAGGTGTGGAGAAATAGGATTATCTGCTACTATTTGCCCCCAAGAAGCTGGTCCAAGGCTGTTATTGATAGTAAACGTCGTTCTTGACATTACTTTATCTTTGGAAAATCGAACGATTACGTCCCCATATTGGTCAGTTCCACCGATTATTTTATCGTTGTATGCGAAATCTTCATAAAAGTCCTTATTCCCAAAATATCCGTACTTTTCATAGTCTCGTTTTTTGAATAAATCGTCTTCTGACCCGAAAAGTTGTCTCGTCGCTCGTCTTCTATCGTTCGGGCTAAGACTTCCACCGCTGGTCCCTGTTTCAAATTGATTTAAAAACCTGTCTGTTTCTAGCAGTTTATCAACGTTTTCGGATTTAAAACGCATAGATGGCTCGCTATTCTCTAATATCTCTTTTAGGTTCTCGCTTGCCAGTCTTATGTCTTCAAATGGGATGTACTCTTTTATACGGTCATTATACCATGATGTCGAATTAAGTTCAAAGTTTTTCAATGTTTTTATGTTTGAATCAAGACCCTCTGAAAAAGAATTCATAAATACATCTATCGGATCTACCTTCTTAGGTGTTTCTTTAGGTTTCGTAGGAGTTTGAGTGCGTTTAGCTTTTTTAGGAGCTTTAGTGCGCTTTTTCTTCCCTGCATGTTTATCATACCACTCGTTGTAGGTCATATCAGCAGGTACTAGCTCGGTCTTTCCTGTTTCAGGATTTCTTGCCCTGCGCTCTAGTTTGCTGTAATCTGCATCTTCGTCGTAAGCGATAGTCGTAGACCGACACCACGGATGTAGTGGCGGGTAATTCACGCCAGGAACGGCATCTTTTGTCTCATAGACCTTATTGTCATGCTCCTGACAAATATGCGATGTTCGTTTATCCAGTACGGCTACAAATTTGTACTTTGTAATCTCGGCATCTTCATAGCTGAGCAGTTCCATCTGATTATGAAAGAACGCTGACTCAGTGCGAACCAAACGTCTTGCTTTGCCTTTGCTAACCTCAAACCGTTCAGCGATCGCTTGAGATGTATCTCTTACGCTTCGACCAGTCATAAGACTTACTAAAAGCTCGTCTTTCACGCTTGAAGCAAGCGCCCCAGTGTTTGACCATATCCTGTCCGAATAGCCCTCTCCCGTCCATTTAAACGCCTGTAGACGTTTGATTTCTGTTTCTGGCAAGTCGGAGAAACTATAAGCAAGTCCCGTTTGCTGTTGTAAGTCAAAAGTAGCCTTGTAGTAACTATCCTTCATAAGGTCGCCATAGAAATCATCTGAGCCTTGCTTCTCGGAAAGATAGATAGAACTACGCATAAGGTCTAAGTCAGCGCTTAAGCGCTCTAACCGTTTCATACGGTAGGTATAAGCTGGACTGTCTAAATCTGCCAGCAAACGTTGTATGTTTGGGTCGTTCGGTCTAGCTTCGAGCATTCTGCGTAGATCAGCAAGGTCTTTTTTATTCTTCATAGTCTTTAAGACCTGACGAGCAACATTCTCACTTAAACCGTAATCACGCTGGAATTTATCAAAGATTTTGTTTATTTCTTTGTCAAGGTAAGTCTTGGCTTCTTCATAGACCTTATCAAAATTATCTGCTTGCTTCTCAGCTTTATCCATCTGTTCATAGATGAGATTAGCCTTCCTCTTCGCCCAGTACTCCTCGTTCTTCATCTGCTACCTCTTCCTCTGGCTTCGTGTTAGTCTGGTTAAAAAATGGCACACGTTCCATATTCTTCTCTTTCTCTTCTTCGAGTTCTTCTAATTCAGCATCAGGATCTTCAACGAATGGCAAGAGAGAAATAAGCTGACGAAGTGAAACCTTACCGTCAAGGTTATTAATAACTTGTGACAATTCAAGTAAGTTCTTAGGTAAACCACGACTAAACTGAGGAACTATAGAGTTTGCATCAAGCGCAATCTGTTGTAAGCCTAAGTATTTAGCAAAAATACTGATACGCTGTCTAAGCCCACGTTTATAGTTGGACTCTTTGACTTTAGTAATCATTTCAAGTCCGAGCAACTTATACTCCATAGCTACGCCTGAACTGTTCCCAGCGAACTTTTCGTCCGTTAGGTTCGGTACGTGGCTAAAGGTGTAAATATCCTCTTTCAAGGCTTTACGCAAGATTTCAGTAGCGCCCTCGTCCAACAAGTTCTTCAAGAAGTCAGCCTTAGAATCCATTGGAAGTTCTAAAAGACCTTCTTCATTAAGGATAGACATAGCTTTGTGGGTTTCTTCGGGCGTGTCTCCTAACTGCGCTCCGTACAAAACAAGGATAGACTCAATCGCTTGTTCTTTGTCATTTACACGGTTACCCATCAACGAATTGTAGGCATCAATCAAGCTAATTTGTTGCTCATAATCGCCAATCGCAAAATTATTATTCTTGTACTCAATGATTGGTATTTGACCAAGGTGGTGTGGTTCAACATCATTTTTTTTCACATACGACCCTGACGAATCACTCAAAACAATGTGATAGTGCAAGTTCTGTGTAAAAACCTCTGCTTGGTATGTCTTAGTGTCTTTTGAATCGTCCTTAACCTCGTAGTAGTAAACCGCAAACAAGGGTCTGCGTTCAATACTATCATCGTAAACTATAAAAGTATTCTCGACATCAAGACTAGCTGAGTCAAGCTCATTTAAGCCTTCCTTGACATAGATGTATTCATAAGCACGGCCATAGATAGCCATGTTAAGAGCGTTCTGCGTGTCCACTTGGTCAACTTCTGCATTGTCAAACGCAACCAGCAACGGCTCAAGGTCGCTCTCGCCTGTGTTGTTGTAGGTAATCGGACTGCCCAGGAAGTAACCTGTGGCCGTGTCTGCAATATCCTTCGCATGATTGGCTACCGTTTTAAAGTTTGGAGCGTTAGGATTGCGCCTTTCATGTTTGAGAATAGAATGATCGCCGATGTAATACCGCTTTAATTTTTGCAAATCCTCTCGCTCATTTGCGTGTTTGCGGATCAGTTTATAAATTAATTCAGCTTTTAGATTTGTTTCGTCGTATCCATCCCGTGGATAGGTTAAGTATTTATACATGTTCTCCCTTTCTACAAACCATAAAGAGATTTTCTCTTAACGGTTGCTTTTGGTTGTGTTTGTTTTGAGTAAATCGCATAACGCAGGGCATCCAATACGTCGTCGTTTTCCTTGATTGGCTCGCCTGTTTTTTCATTCCAGATATACTGGTAAACCTCGTCTTTAAAACGGCTTACTTTATCTGATACAACAAAAAAGCGCCCAGCTTTCATGAACTTGGCGACTTCTTCAATTCCTGACAAGACCGCTTTATTTGCGTTGAACGTCTTGATTTGCTCCCTTTGAAACCTGGCTACGTGTTCAGGTCGTGCGCTATCCGCCCAAAACGTGATGTTTCCATAACGTCTTTTTATGTCTTTAGCAACGTCTACCCAGAAATCAATCTCTTCATGTTGGTGTGCATGTTCCTCAACTAAGTAGATAGAGCCGTCTGCTGACTCTCCGATAACCACGATGGAGCCGTAGTGTTCATACCCCCAGTCGACACCAGCATAGAACCTGGCTAAATCATCTGGAGCGTTATCAATATACATGTCCTCTTTAAAGTCACGATACACGGCACCCTCACCAGTTACCCAGCGCCCGTAGATACCACGCTCGGTAAACATACCAGACGGTGTTGTGGCTATTAGGTTATCAACGTACCGCTGGTTCAAGAATGTGTTATCAAAGATTGTAAAGTGGTTAGCAAGGATTTTCTCACCGTCCGCTTTGTCGATGTAATCAACCTTAAGCCAATGCTTCGGGTGGTCTGGGTTGGTGTCGCAGATAACTCTAGCACCAAGACCAGAGCAACGTTTTAGAATCTCGTCAAATACCGCCTTATTTGCCAGCGTAGCCTCGTTTATATACGCTCCGAATGCTGTCATACCACGGATAGCTTTCAAGCCCGCTATGGAGCCTGTGAACGTTGTGACGACATATACACCAAAGAGCGTGAAATTCCCGTGCCTGTCAAACTTGAAATCGTAATTGTACGAGTCAGAGATTTCTCTCAGTATATTTGTTTGAAGCGTTCCTGAGGAAACAGCACCAAGGATATACATCGGGTTCTTAACTCCGACTTTCTCAGCGTTTCGCTTTGCTCGTTTCAATTCCATCAAAAAAAGGTCATTGTCTAACTTGGTTTTCCCAGCACGTACCGCACCGTGATTGATCATCATGTACCAGTCAGTAGCAACTGCCCTTTTTAAAATTTTTACTTGTTTTTCTGTATATAGTCGATTAAGTGCCATCGTTTAAAGCATCCTCCAACTTGTCGAAATACTCAGCCATGACATCTTCTGAGTTTGCGCTACCTTCAAGCGTAACCCTGCGTTTTTGGTTTTCTAGTTTCAAGGCTTCAATACGTTCTTTTTGCTCACGCTTATCAAGGCTATCTTTTGTATCAATCGCAGTAAGCCTACTGATTTGTTCGAAAGCTCGGACGTTGCCTTTCATAGCCTTTTGCATCATAACCATAGCCAGAGCCATTTCATTAGTTGAATCAAAGCCTAGCTCTTCAAGTTGCTTCTTCACGTTTGGACTTGCAACCTCTGCTTGTAGTATTGTTTCAAATGCCTTTCTCAGGTTGGCTTTTTTCCTTCGAGCTTTGCCTGAAGCGACTCCGCCTTTTTTGCCATATTTTCGAGCTTCGTCCGAGGTTGGGACTTTTAAATTATCTGCACCAGCCATCGCCTCACTTCCTTACTTTTTTAAAAATTTCAGCTCACTTTCTCAGCAGTAAGCCCTGTTTCTTCTTCCCAGCGCCTAATCGTTCGTGCAACGTAGAGTGGGTCAAGTTCCATACCGTAGTAGATACGTTCTGACTTCTCGCATACCATAAGAGTAGAACCGCCACCGTTAAAGCTATCTAGAACTCTGTCGCCTTTTTTACTGGAGTTTAAAACACCCCTAGCAATCAACTTCAGAGGTTTCATAGTTGGGTGGATGTCATTTCTAACTGGCTTATCTTCATAAAAGATAGTAGTCGGAGTTGTTTCTTGCATGGTCTTAATGTAAGAGATTAGCTCGCTTTTTGTCATTTCTTTTAGGTTTTCTTCGTCCTCTTCAATGACCGTGGCTAGTGAACGATTATCGACAAAATAGTGACTCGCTCCATCTTTCCACCCATACAAGCAAGGCTCATGTTTCCATTGGTAGTCTTGACGACCTAACACAATAGCATTTTTTACCCAGATGATAGATTGTTTTAATAGCCATCCTGTCTCTTTGACTGCAGCTCTAAAATTCAAGCCTTCCGAATCTGCGTGCCAGATATAGAACGCCCCTCCTGGCTTCAAGTGGTTGTTTGCGACTGCGAATGCATCCCTCAGGAATTGCCTGAAGCTGACGTCGTCCATGCTATCGTTCATGATCGTCATAGCTTCCTCGGTTCCACCCTGGTAGGCCACGTTGTAAGGTGGGTCGGTTACATAGAGGTCAATCGTTTCTCCGTCGATTAGTCGAGCCATGTCCTCTGCCGATGTGCTATCGCCACACATTAACCGATGTCGCCCTAATTGGAAGATGTCGCCATATTCAATGCCTGTCTCTTCCTCTTGCGAGAATTCCTTGGCATCTTCTGAATCCTCAGACTCCTCGAAGTCGTCCAAGGAATAATCGACATCATCAAATCCAAACATGGTCATGTCTAAACCTTCGACACTTTCAAGTTCTGCGTAGAGTAGCTCTGTGTCCCACTCAGCAATCTCGCCTACTTTATTATCAGCAAGCCTGAACGCTTTTATTTGTTCTTCTGAAAGGTCGTCTGCAATTAAGACTGGTACGGTTTCAAGTTTCAAAAAGCGTGCAGCTTTATACCGAGTATGCCCGTTTATAATTTCTCCGTCTTTGGTTGCTACAATTGGAACTTTAAAACCAAACTCTCTAATTGAGTTTGCGACTGGCTCTACTGCCTTGTCATTATTCCTTGGATTGTTTTTATATGGCCGTAGCCATTCTAAAGGTTTATCAATTATTTTCAATTCTTCGTCCTAGAACCAAAAAACACACACCTCTGAGGTATGCGTTTTTTGGGTTATATGGTCTCTCGATTTTACTTCGTAATATCGAGGGGCTACGGACCTCGAATGGAATCGATATTATATTTACCTTTCATTTTTTATTTTTTTGTAGCCTTTAAGGCGGTGCTCGGAGTCGAACCGAAGATAAGTTTTTGTTTGCGTTTGGAGATAAAACAATATACCCGTCACCGCCAAAGGAGAGTGTGGGATTTGAACCCACGGACCGCACGTAGGCGGTCACCCGTCTAGCAAACGGGCGCATTCAACCTGACTCTGCCAACTCTCCATATCAAGGGAAGACTTACTGCCTTACCCTTAATTCTTGATGATACTATAATAGCACGATTGTTAGACCAGTGCGCTTCAACCTAGTTCACATTAGTTCACATTAGTTCGCTTTTATCAACTACAACACCCAATTCACGGATTGCATCTTTCTTCTTTTTGTAAAAAGTAGTCTTACTGCATTGTAAAAATTCAATCATATCATACACGCTTGCTTTCTGAATATAAACCATCCTTAAAATTGTTCGACTTGCAGGCTTAGGCATTTTATCAATCAATTTACTGAGCTCAATTCTGCGCTGGATAGCCTCAGAAGTTGCTTGCTTCATGTACTCTTTCAAGGAATCTTGCATGCTAAAAATATCGATGTAACGTTCATCTAATCGAACCTTCTGACCACCTTTAACCTTATCTATGCTCATTTTAGGGCTAGAAAGTAAACTAGCTTCAAGATTAGCAAGCTCGTCTATTCGACTCTGTATTTCTTCATCCAAATTCTGTAGTTCATCAAGTAACTCTTTAGCCTTGTTCACTCTCTATCTCCTTTATGATATAATAATATTATTGAAAACGCTGTCGGGGTAGAGTGAATGCCTCGGCTTTTTTTATTTTAGTAGCTATTGAGCATCCTCATCACCTTTTCATAGCTTAGATGTACTTTTGCTCTTTCCTCCTCGTATCCGAATACTTTTGGAATTCTGAAATAAATGATTGTAGCGTTGTCATGTTGCTTGACAACTGAGAAAATGTGCTTGAGTAAGTCTTTTCTAAAAGCTATGTTAGGAAAAACCACAAGCTCTCGAGCTCCTATTCCTGTTGTAGTCACTTTATTTATTTGGCTACCTGTGTACGGATATTTTTTAGGTTTCATTCTTCATGCTCCAATTCCTCAATTAACCAATCAAGGTTCTTTCTAGCTTTTTTCAAATCTTCAAGACCGTTCTTTTTTTGGAATCTTAGTAGATACTTGATTGCGTTTCCCCAACACCATGCTGCCTTGCCTGGCAATTTGCCAATAAAGTTGTCAATCACTTCAATACTTTCAAGACCTTTTGAGCCTTGATAATGACTTGGTTTGTTTACGTTGTCAATTTGTTCTGGGTTCATTCTTCAACCTCCAAAAGCTCTGGATTTTCAAATTTATTTCCAATCACTTCAACGTGATAATAAGCTAGAAATAGTGGATGCCATTCTGAATTCCTTTCTTTCAATTCATCTACAAATCTGTAAATGAAACTTGCGTAAGAACCGTGCCATTTGATGACTGCTTTTCTACCTTTGTAATCAACTATATCCCCCTCAAAGATTTCTTTACCATTCTTGTCTTTGAGTCCTGTTGATTGCATGAGTTCGACATCCTCTGCATCACGTTTGAAAGTGATACCGTCACCAATAAAATCAAATTCACCGTTGAACCAATTAATCTCTTCCACTCCGTAAATTTCTTTATCTAGTTTATCCCACACTCTAAACTTTGGTATCATTTCAAATCTCCTTCTTTCACAAATGAACCGTTTACCATTTTTCCTTTTCGGTTCTTGATCTCGTTATAAGCCAGTTCGAAACATTCAGCAATAGACCATCCTTTCTGTTGGCAATAGATAGTCAGCACTACCAGAATATCCCCTACTGCATCTTTTCCGTCTGCTTCACGCTCTTTCAAATGCGCTTGTGCAAGTTCTCCCGCTTCTTCAAATAATTTCAACGCTTGCGCCGTGCTATTTTCCGGATTGTCCAATCCTCGTTCTTTTGCCCACTTTTCGACACGGTGCGCTAGTAATTCCATGTTTGCTGTCATAATTCGATATCATCTCCAATCTCTACTTTTTCAAATTTCTCTTCACTCACCACAAACACGTTCCTATTAACCGTGATAGTGAATAGCTTTCCGATTTTTCGTTTTTCCGTAACCTTGCCAGTAATCTGATATTTGCTATCAGCGTGATAAACTAGCAAGGGCTTCTGTGCTTCACGCTGCATGAATAGTAAGCACGTAGTAAGTAAGGCATAGCCGATTAAAAAGCGTTTCATTCTTCCATCTCCTGCTTTGGTTTAAAAGGCAATTCTTTTCTTGCTTCACTCATAATATGAGGATTGTCTGTTGGCAATGTTGCGAAGTATGTTCTCGACACTGCCGCTTGACAAAAAATCATTTCATCAAAAACTAGCTGACATAACTCCACTAAACACTCCTCAATATCAAAGACCTCGTTATCGTCTTCACTATCCATTTGTTCTTCATAAAATTCTGCAATTTCACAAGCTTTTCTGTACAACTTACCTGCAAAATCTCTTTTCATTTCTTCCATCACTATACCTCTTCAGCGTTTTTAAGAGTAAATCCAACTCCATACATTAACAGATAACTTTGAAGTCTTACAAAGTCTTCAATCAATTCCGCTTCTTGTACATCGTATTCGGCGATTTCATCCAAAAAATATTCTATGTCATCATGTTGCACACTGCCGTACTCTGTTCTAGTGTGATGCATTTCAACTTCATAACCATCTACATCAATTATGTAATGAATGCCATCTGCTGAATTTTCGTATCTGTAATCCTTGATAATCATCACTCCACCTCCTTACTTTTCAAGCTTTTCGATTTCACGTTCAACTAGTTCTTTACGTTTTTGTAATTCTTCTAGTTTTTGAACATCTAATGCTTTCTTGATGATTTCAAGTCGTTCAAGATCCATCTTAAATTTTTCTAAAGAGTCAACTTTACGAGCGTACTCTCTAAAATTATGCGCCCATTCCCATTCTTCCCAACCGAAGCAATTATTTAACTCTCGTGTTAAGTCGTTATATTTATTTCTTAAATAAATATTAACTTGACGTTGATAGAGTAATACGAATACTGCCATTACTAAAACCGACACACAAGCTAAGAACATTCCCCAAAACATCAAATCTTTCATTCCGTTACCTCCTCAATCTCAATCCCTGGGCAATCAAACACCCAACCAAATCCATCTTCTTCCAACTCTTTGCGGGTGTGTTTTGTTTTATACCCATATTTTTCAATTTCTGATGCAAAACAATATGTTTTGGATGATGAAGCTTTATTAAGATATTGACCATATCCATTTATTCCTTTCACCCTAACCGTATACTTTGGTTCTTTCTCGACCTCGTAGCCATCAAGCCATGCACGAGCGAATGTTTCTTGGTTAATTCCAGACCCAAAAAAATCTATTAGTCTTGAATGATCTTCTTGGTTTGCATAATTGTAAAAATCCACTTCTTCAATCATTAAGGCGCGGGCGAGGGATAAAAATGTATTTTTGCAATATTTAATCCAATCCGCCACAAACTGCGGTACTTTGACTATTTCTGGTTCGTCTAGTTGTTTTAAGTCTTTCAAAACTTTAGACGTATCAACCCTTCTGAAACAGTCATGGTTCAAACACTCGTATTTCTCAATCAATTCCTGTTTATTCATCTTTCAACTCCTTCAACTGTTCTTCGTATTCTTTCAGCTTTTTCTTCCACCTGTTTTTGAAATAAAGTGTTACGGTATAGCTCATAACCTTTCTCCTTTAGCTTACCTTGTGGTTTTCCAGGTCTCCGAATTCGTGGCCATGGTTTACAAAGTACGAACCAATCAGGATCGCATCAGCCTCGTCGTCTTTAACGTTCAGCTCGAAGTTCTCGGACACTTTAGCAATAGCTTGTAGCTTCATAGATTTTTTACTACGGTCTTTATAACTGAACTTCCAATACTTGCGCCAGGTCGACACGTTCACAAAATACACATTGTCAGCGACTAACCGTCCAAGGATAATCCCTGTCACAATTCCGATGCTAATCATAGATTGTTGATTAGGACCCATGACCGAGTTCTTCTCGACTACAATAGATTCAAACGGTCCTTCATAGCGTTGTAAGGCTCTTAATTGAATGGTTCTCAATTCTCCAGCCATGAAGCGCCCACGTTCAAAGAATGACTTACTTTTATGTTTTAAGACACCACTCTGGACAAGGTCTGAGCCTTCAAATAAGGCCCAGCCTGTCGCAGAAGTTGAAATGTCTAACGATAATGTCAGAGATTTCATTGCAGTTCTCCCTTGATCCCACAAAGATCGAATAGATTTCGCTTGTTATCTTCAACGAATTCAAAGAATTTTTGAAGCTCGGTCAAGTTGCGTTTTTCTGCTTTTGCACCAAGGCTAGAATGATACTCTGTCGGTTTTTTCGGTATAGCTTTAACATCCAGCCAATATAAAGGCTCGAAAACGTCGCCACTCGTATCCAGAGAGGTATCTGCATCTGCATTTTTGAATTCCATCTGGATGTCATAGTTTATTGCATTTGATACTGCGATATGTCCACCAGCAATCTCAAGTGCGATACTTGTACCTGGGATTATAATTTTATTTATCATTTTTTCTTTCCTGCTATCATTTCAAAAAAAATGCGACTGCCTTTGTGTGTGAGTTTGGCTAAATACGGGCAGTCGCTCGTCCAAGGTCACATAACCTTTACTGACGCTTTCTAGTTCGCAGTTTTACAAGAATGCACGGCTTGTTTTTATTTATTTACATTTCAATCAGGTCGTTCAGAGTGACGACTGTACCTAGTTTCTTATGACTTCTACAGTAGTCGCAATGCCCGCACTCCTTAGGCTTCTGTTTGCCCTGAATCACGTTCCAAACTTCGACAATTTCAGATTTGATTTTGTCTAAACCTTCATCCAGCCATTCATCATCGATTTTTAGGATTTCACGGTCTGGCACGTTCTCCTTACTTACTGCTACGATGTAAGGTCTAAAGTCATTACCTGTCATTTGCTTTAAGAGTTCACGATACAGACCAAGTTGTCCGTGATACCCAAAATTCAAAATGTTATTGACTGCAGCGGGAACTCGTTTCTTGAGTTCTGCGCTCCATTCCTCAGAATAGATGGATTTCATGGTTTTTAGATCCACAAAGTAGCCACGGCTCAGATTGACACTGTCTAGCTTACCTTTGACTGGCACGCCTTCGATTTCGCCGTAGACAATTAATTCTTTTTGAACTTCATCCGAAGCGTAACCATGGTACAAACGGTTGAACCCTTCGTCGTCTTTCAGGCTCTCAATCATCTTGTCGCCAATCACAAAGTCAGATTTGAGGTTTCCTTTATTCTTGCCAGTCTTAGCAAGTAGCTTCTCGCCATTTTCGTCCATGAACTGCTGATGCGCTTCTGGACTTTCAAAGTAACTATGAACGTAGTTACCGAGTAGGAGAGGGGTCTCATCCCTCTCTTCTACCCATTGGCCACTATCAAGGGCAAATGCCTTCGCTTGGCATTGCTGATAACGTTTGAAACGTGAGTTGGTCAAGTAGCTTGTGTCCTGGTAGTAGTTCTCTTGTGTTAGTTCTTCCATGACTACTGCTCCTTGATATTGGTTGTGTTGCCTTCTAGCAAGCTGATTTCTTCAAAAACCTCGCCTGTTTCTTCGTCAAAGTCTGGAATTTCTTCTGCAGGGTAGCTTGTATCAGTGGTTGTCACTTCTTGCTCAATGACCTCTTTTTTCTTACGAGGTGCTTTTTTAGGTTTCTCAGATTCTTGAACTTCTTCCACTTCTTCGGGTTCTACCACCTCGCCCATGATAGCGTCCAGCGTTTCTACTGGTTCATTTGGAGTGATGTCTTTCACGTTGCGCTCATTGTCAAACTCATTTTCAGTAGTTCGATTGACTGCATCAATGAATAAGTCATTGTCGTCTGATGTATTAAAGAATTGTTTGGCAGCACGATTGATAACTGTGCGCTTGGCCATTTCCTGTGGGAAGTTCTTCTGAACGCTTCCGTTTCTTGATTGCGCCCAGGACTTATCAATTTCTTTCTTAGTCATGATCGTGAGGATTTTCTCCCCGTCTGTTTTTTCAATCACACAATAGGCGCCTTCAATTGGATTGTCCTGGTTCTTCCAGCTTGACTTGTGGCTGACAAACTTCCAGCGCCCGTCCACGTTTTCAGCTTCAAACTCGTCGCCTTCAAAAATAATCTGAGCATAGATGTCTTTCACTTCAGGTAACTGTTTAACGACCTTCATGGTTCCGAAGTATGAACGGTTCAATTTGACCGTATTCCCGTAAGGAATGAAGTAGCATTGTGTCTTAGCAGGGCTTAGACCTTGTGTGACCATATCAAGTAAAGCATTATAGACACTTTCTGGTGTGCATTTTTCTAGCAAGTTCCCACTAGCTGAATTTTTAAGAGCGTAGTAGGCTGAACTTAGAGCGTTACTCACGCTATAATTTGGTGCGATTAGCAAGCCTTCGCCTTTCATGGCTTCAATTCGGGTTGCAACGTTCGATGTGATTTGTTTTTGTGTTAATTCGTTTGTCATTTTGTTTACTCCTCGCTTTGCGCTCCATACATTTTCAAAATAGACTTAATCATTCCTAAGTTTTTCTCCATAGCATCGATTTTCACACTTTTGTAACGTTTATAATCTGCTTCATCTTTTTTGAAAGTAGCTTCAATCAATTTCAAATTTTCTTCTAATTCTGGATTTTTGTATCCTTCAAATTTTTCGATTATATTCCCGTCTTCATCCACTTCTTTTAAGAAGATTTTATTAGATGTTCTAATACTTTCAATAATTGATAATGTTTCAAAATAAGGTTCGCTAACCCATCTTTCTTGGTTTTCAAGTGCAATTAAAATCATATTTGCTAACATTGTTGTTGTATCTGTCATTTCTTTCTACCTTTCGTTTTCTTCAAGTTCCAATTTTCACGCTTCAAGCGTTTATTTTCGTTTTGTAGTTTTACAATAATATCTTGTTGATCGTTGATAATTTCTCCAAGTTCAACTCCAAGATGTATGTAGTCAGAGCACCATTGATCAATTTCTGCAAGTAGTTCTTCAATCATGCTCTAACTTCCAATACTTCTCTAAATCCACGGCCATAACGATGGACAAGTTCTTTTGCTCTGTTAGGATTTGACGACGATAAGGCGCAAGCCCAGCTTGTCGCTCCTCCTCACTTCGTGGCAAGTAATATCCGTTCGGTTTGAACTTCTTAGCCACAATCGGATGTCTGAAATTTACCCTTAGGCTTTCGATGACTTGTTCAAGCATACGCTTTGATAAGCCTGTCTCTTTTCGGATATCTAATGCCGTGATAGGTTCTTCAAAACTTGCACGGTTGACAATCAAGTTCAAAACTTCAATTTCAATTACGTTCATTTTTCTACCAATCATATTCCCTCCCGATAAATACACATCTAATTTCTGTACTTCCGCATTTTTCACATTCGCTAGGCTGATAAGTGTCAATCCATTCAAATTCATATCCGCAGTCGCAGCATCCACAATCCCAAATATAAATGTTCATGTTTATTGCTCCTTTGGTTGCGGTAGTGCTAGTAAGTCAGGTCTAAGACCTACTGGCGCTTGTGTATCAAACGTGAATTTTCTATCGCAATTACGAATGTTTTGACGTGCGATGTTGTTGAATTGATTTCGTCCTTGTTGATAAACTTCAATAATTGCTTCATCTAGTTTTTCTTGCTCTTCTTTTTGTCTTCGTGCTTTCTGTTCGCTATTTGCAATCAATAACAATGCGATAAATAAGCAAGTCATGATTGCTGCAATTCCAAGAAATTGGCTTGCTAAAGTTGGTTCTGCCATGTTCTATACCTCCAAAAGTTTTTCTAGTTTTTCAATACGCAGATACAAGATTTCATTTTCGACACACTTGTCATGATGTTGTTGTTTGACTTCTTTTAACTCCTCTTTCAAGTCTAGGTTTTCTCTGTTCGTATCCAACGCAACCAATCGCCAGTCTGTGTTGACTTCAATTTTGGTTGTGTTGAAAAACCATTTTGTAAGTTTATCTAATAACTTCATGTAATTTCTCCTAAATTGCAGTTTTCTGCCAATTTTCGTGATACCAGTCAATAACTGCATCCCTTGGATATTTCTCACGCTTGCCCTCAATTCTTGGGAAGTCTGCGTGTCGGTTGAAGCGTTCGTCAAATGTCGTCGTGTCTTTCGTTCCAAGTAGCATCTCTGAGCATTGCGACTTATTCAGCTCCATCGGATAGCGCTTTTTCTCGTCCGTGATAACATTCATCACTTTTAACGTTCTATCCATCAAACCAGCTTCAAACTGGTCTAGCATTTGCATCATTAAATCATTCATGATATAATCCTTTTAGAAATATTTTGTTGTGTCCTTGATTGCCCTCAAGGACTTTTTTTATTTTTCGAATGTGTACACGCTACCGTTTGTGGCGTAGTGCATCAACTCGTTCATTTTTCTTGTGAATTGATAATCGTCTGTTTTTAATAAACGTTCTTTTAGTAAGCTTGATATTGGATACTTGTATTTATCTTCAAGTTCCTCTATCTGCTTTTTTCTTTCCTCTGTTGTCAAAATGGTAAGGTCCTCCTGTCCTCTGCGCTTTCAGGATATTTAAAAGTCAAATCCTTTGCACCCTTTGCAACTCGGCTGACCAAGCTAGAATCATATATATTTTTCATTTCTTGACCTGTCAAGTTTGTGGTTATGATTGTTTTGTCCCTGGCATCTAGCAAGTTATAAAGAAAATCTTTCTTCCAATTTGCTTGCTCGCCTTTGCCGAAGTCGTCTAAAATTAAGTAGTCAACTTTTTTTAGCAAGTCCAACCATTCGTCCGTGGTTCGTGCATCTTTCTGACTAAATCCGCTTTGGATTTTTTGAAACATGGTAGGAACGTTCATAAAGAGTACGCTTTTAGGCTCGTTATTCGCTTTGAAGTCGATATTTAACTTCTTAGCGATTGAGATAGCTAGATGCGTTTTACCTCGTCCAGCTTTGCCTAAAATAACTGAGTTCCCTTTACCACCTTTAAAGTAATGCTTGGCAACTCGTAACGCATAATTTTTGGCTTGCTCGTCCGACTCGTTCGATACTGTGAATGTGCTGAAGCTCGCTTCTTTCATGTCGCTTGGCATGATGCTGTTTCTTGCCAACACGTCATAGGTACTTGACAAGATAGACGAGATATAAGCTTCACCAATCTTCTTCTCTTGCTCTCTTGCCATGTCTTCCCTTTGGCATTCAGGGCAGAAAGTCGGCTGATAAGGTGTTTTTCGTCCTTTGGCTTTGACTGGATGTTTGAAAGTCCACATATAGCAATTATGCTTCTTGCACATTTCGTTTTCATTCACATAGTGGATAGGCTCAAGGTTTAGTTTTTCCATTTGACCTCCTTTCTAGAATGGCAACGGGTCGTCGTACATCTGTATAACTGAATTGCCCTCAACTCTTGATTTCGGAGTCGTGTTTTTAGAATTTTGCCTTTTCTGCTCATGCTCTTCCACTTGTTCAAGCGAAGTAAATCCCTCTTTTCTCCAATTTTCCAAAATCGCTTTTAGATATTTAAAACTTGGACGATGGATTTCTGAAGTAATTTCAATAGCATGGTTCAGCATATCAAAGCTCATGCCATCAAGACCTACAAAATCAAGTAGTTGTTGATGTTGTTTTTCATTGATACGAATACCACTGGTTTTTAGATTTTCAGCTAGACTTGGACTGATAGATGTATTATTATTATCTATCTCTTTATCTATCTCTTTATCTATCTCTATATCTCCGTTGCATTTTGTTGCGTTGGTGTTGCATTGCAACGCTTTTTGAAACTCTCGATGCTTGCGAGACCTACGGGTGCTTGCGGTTTCACTACCTATCATCTCTGGAACTTGTTCTAAATTATATTGATAGTTATCTGAAGTTGTAAGTAGTTTTTTCTGTTCTAAAAAGATTAAAGCCATTCTGACCGCTTCGGCATCTTCATCAATAAGCAATGATAATTCTTCAGCTAAATCATCGGCCAATCCCTCGAAGTATATCTTGCCCTCATCTGCTAAGCTGACAAGCATGATTTTTAGATAGATGATAGTGATTTCTTCGCCCCCTGGAAGTTTTCTCATCAACTTCATTTCTTTAGTTTTGAAAAAATCTTCCTTCAGCTGAAGCCAGTAATATCTTCTATTTGCTAAAACTATTTTTGCTCAACTCCTTTCTAAACGAATTTTCGTTCACTTAGGTAAAAAATTAAGCAGTTGACTCTGCTGAAGTGAAAAGGTATTTTAGTTCATATTCTGGAAAGAATTTTTCTTGAACTAACATAGCCTCTTGGAACGTGAACGGATACTTCCCTTTCAGCTTATCGCTGACAGTTTGAGACCTAACAGATAGATAATCTGCGATGTCTACAATAGAAATCCCCTTCTCTTTTCGTGCGATGTCGATGTTCAACATATATGCAACTCCTTTCTAAACGAATTTTCGTTTATTAGATTTTAAAATTAAGCTCGTTGCTGAGCTTGGTTATATAATAAACTATTTTTCGTTCACTGTCAACTATTTTTTGTTGTTTTTTTAAATTTATTTTTCTTTACAAACGATTTTTCGTGTGCTATAATGAATAAAAAGGAGAAAGAGCTATGACAGAACAACAACTAAGAGAACTCATAGAATTAAAATATGGTAGTGTTCGACAAATGGCATTGAAGATTGATATGCCAGCCTCTACTATCAATTCTATTCTAAATAGAGGAATCCTAAAATCCAACGTTGACAATATATTCAAGATTTGCTCAGCTCTTGACATTCGTCCAGAAAATCTTGCTGAAGGGATGGATTTCCATAAGCAAAACGAAGATTCGTCCGATATCGTGGTGATATACAACCAACTAGACGAAGATAGACAAGCAAATGTAGTCGACTACGCTACTACCCTATTAAACGAGCAAGTCAGCATGAATACATCAACAGTTCTAGAAAAGTACAAAGACGATGACTACGTTATAGACTATGTCGAGGGATTAGTGGCAGCAGGCCATGGTACGTTTCAGGAAGATAATCTTCACATGGAAGTTAGACTCAGAGCTGAAGATGTGCCAGAAAGCTATGACACAATCGCTAAGGTGGCAGGCGATAGCATGGAACCACTCATTGAAGATAACGACTTACTATTTATTAAGGTTACTAGTCAGGTTGATATCAACTCAATCGGTATCTTCCAAATCAATGGCAAGAACTTCGTCAAGAAACTTAAAAGAGATTATGGTGGATCCTGGTATCTTCAAAGTTTAAATAGCGGATACGAAGAAATCCACTTGTCAGAAAATGACGATATCCGAACAATCGGAGAGGTCGTAGATATTTATAAGGTTTAGGTAAAATGACCAAACATTGACAAGTATATAATATTACTTCGGAGGTAAATATGAAATTCTGTCCAGAATGTGGCAACCCAGTAGAGGGCTATAAATTTTGTCCGAATTGCGGTTATTCCATCTCTAACCAAGAACCAACTGAACAACCTCAGCCAGCCGATAAACCAGTTTCTCCATCTCTTACCCCACGAAGCAGAAAAACGGACAAAATCGGGCCACTTGAGATTGATAGGTATAATCGAACGTATCGGATCCACGGAGCTCAAAAAGCAAAAGGCTCCTCTAGTCTAGTTGGTGGAACTGCTAAAGTTGTTGGAAAAACTGCCTTAGCGCTTGGGACAGGCGGTTTGTCTTTGATACCATCTTTAATCAAAAAAGATAAAAATGACACAGGGTGGTATTCATTCGAGGATCTAGTTTCTTATGAATTGATTATCAACAATCAAGCGGTTGTTTCAGGTGGAGTCGGACAAGCACTGATAGCAGGGGCAATGTTTGGACCAATCGGAGCAGTCGCAGGTGGTGTTGTTTCCAAAAGAAAAACAACTTCTAAAATTCTAAACATGACCGTCCGTGTGACTTCAAACGATTTTAATAAACCAGTCGTATTCATTGACCTAATAAGAAAACCTGTAAAAAATACTTCGAAAGAATACAAAGAAGCAATCGAAAACGCTCAGCGAATAATGGGAGCGTTGGACGTAATCGTCCATAATTCGTAAATAAAAAAAGCCCCACGCTCTCAAAGTTTGGCGACTCTGAGCGTGAGGCAACAGTATAGTAATAGGCATTAAAAAGCCCGTTTTACTATACCCATTTTATCAAGAAATGAGGTGAAAAGCAAATGGCATACTTTAGAAAACGATCGAACGGTTGGGAGTATCGCATATCTTACAAGGACACTGACGGAAAGTATAAGCAAAAGTCAAAGAGCGGGTTTAAAACCAAAAAACTAGCGCAAGTCGAAGCCTTGGAAGTCGAGCAAAGTCTTTCGCAGAATTTACTGACTGACAAAGACGTTACTTTGTATGATTTTGTCAAAATGTGGTCTGACGTTTACAAGCACCCACACGTCAAAGATAAAACTTGGGAAACGTATAAAAAGAACCTGAAGCATATTGAAACTTATTTTGGATCCATGAAAGTAAAGGACATAACACCCCTTTATTATCAGAAAAAGCTAAATGAGTTTGGCGAGAAATACGCCCAGGAAACGCTTGAGAAATTCCATTATCAGATTAAAGGCGCTTTAAAAGTCGCAGTCCGTGAGCAAGTGATTTCTTACAACTTTGCAGATGATGCAAAAGTGAAGTCACAAATCGAAAACCGAGCAGAAGAAAACGACTTTTTGGAAGAAAGCGAGTATAAGGCTCTAATTTCGTCCACACGCTCGAATATACAGTACGTGTCCTATTTTACCCTCTACATCCTTTCAGTCACTGGTATGCGCTTTTCTGAGGCTCTAGGGCTAACATGGAGTGACATAGACCTGCAGAATGGAATAATAGATATAAACAAATCCTTTGACTATTCCAAAACACAAGATTTTGCTGATCTAAAAAATGAAACATCTAAAAGAAAAGTGCCAATCGACAAAACCACGATAGAAACGCTGAAAACCTATAAAAAGAAATATTGGCAAGCGAATATAAAGAACCGTGTCTGTTTTGGTGTGTCTAACTCGGCTTGTAACAAGCTGATAAAAAGGTTAGTTGGTCGTCCAGTAAGAAATCATAGCTTACGCCACACTTACGCATCATACTTGATTTTAAAGGGCGTTGACATTGTGACCATATCGAAGCTACTAGGACATGAAAGCCCTGATATAACCCTAAAGGTCTACTCGCACCAGATGGAAGCACTAGCAGACAAGAACTTTGAAAAGATAAAAGAAATTTTTCTAATTGCTTAATTTTGGGGCGGATTTGGGGCGAAGTACCCACAAAGCCCGATAAATAAAAGGTTTCAAATCCGTCTACCGCCTTTTTTATACTATTTTATAGGAATTTATCCGAAAAGAAAGCCCGATTTTACGGGCTTTTTTGTTTTTATTTTCGGATAAAAAAGGATAACTTTAAAAAACTTTTGGGGCGAGTTTGGGGCAAGGGTAAAAAATAAAGCTATGGTATATATACCATAGCTTAAATTTCATTATCTGCTTTCATTTCAGCAAGTGCCGAACTTGTCAAGACTTTTTCGGCAAAGTCACCGTCCATGATTTCTTTAGCAGTATAGTAGTAATCAATGATAGGGCATTTGTCTAGCATTTCGATATAATCACCACGAACGATATAAATATATTCGTCTGTCAAGCCTTCGTCTATATCTGCTTCCAGTTCCTCGATTAGTTCACTGTAATCGTAGCTAAAGCGATAATTTCCAGCGTCAATCCATTGTTGAACTTTCTCAGCGGTTTCAATCGTTAAGTTCTTAAACGCTCTCTGGCCGTTTCTGATTCGAGTAATAGCAGAACGTGATATCCCGATTTCTCGTTCTAATAGATTGGCTGGAATGGCCTTGTTCATCAAGACCATTTCAACTTGTGACGTGTTAATAATCATTCAGTCACCTCAAATTCTTGGTAATAAGCTTGACTATCACATCCACGGATTGCGCTCTCGATTTCTTTATCTGTTAAATTTCTTAAAATTATATCCCATTCAAATTTTTCAAGTTCCATTAAAGCCTCATCTGCTGTATCTTCGTCATTCAATCGTTCTTCTAATTCTGAAACCTCTTGAGATACATAACCAAGTTCATGGAATAATTGAGAGTCACTATCGATATAGTCTCCAATATAACCCTTATCAACTAACTTTTCTAATAATTCAAAGTAGCTTTCAGCTTCTACTGTCTTGTTCCAGCGTCCGTCTGTACTTTTTCCTGTCCACTTAATCATTTTGCTTTACCTTGAGCTCTTTTGAACTCCCTTTCCTATATTATGGATTAGGAGGGGCGACGCCCCTCTATGCTGCCTTGGTTGTTTTTGCTTCACTTACTTTTTCAAGAAGTAAGATTGTGAGTGCCATTTCTTTGAAGTCTTTATCATCGAACCCGATAACATCTCCGTAAACTCTGATTGCTGTTAATAGGGTGTTGTATAATTCATACATTGCATCTGATGATAACTTTTCACGTTCTAGGATTTCTCCAAGTTTTAATGAGCGTTCTCTACGATTCTTAACTTGTAAGATTTCTTTTGCTAGTGCGATTTGTTCTTGTGATGTTAGTGATTTTTTCATTTTGTTTTCTTCTTTCCTTATCTTTATGATTTAATTATACACCATTTGTTGACTTATGTCAACATAAAACACAAACAAATTTAAAGTTTTTTTATTTTAGAAAGTACTTTCAGAACAAACAAAAAACCGCTAGCGATTGCCAGCGGTCAAATGTAATTAAATTTTGAAAACCTTTCTATGTTTTATTTTGTGGTGATGAGCCCTTCTGGCTCAACCACGAATTCAGGCTTGTCAGCAAGTGAACCATCTGGTTTAAGGTAATACCAACCTTTGCCGTCTGCTGATTGTACGAATGCGTTAGATACCATGTCACCGTTTTTAGCATCGAGATAGTACCATACATCCTTATACTTAACCCATCCAGTCTTCATGGCTCCTTCACTATCGAAGTAATACCATTTGCTACCGATTTTCTTCCATCCAGTAGCCATAGCTCCTGAAGGGTCTAAATAGTACCATTTGCCGTCTGAATGTTTCTTCCACTTATCTTTGATCATATAGCCAGAGCCGTCAAAATAATACCAGGTTCCATCGATTTTTTCAAATTTATCTTTTGGATATGAGCCATCTGAACGTACATACCACCAGCCGATATCATTCTCTTTCCATTCAGCTTTAGCTTCTTCATCATCATCTAGTAAAACAATATTCTTGTCGTACGGATTTGAAGAGTATTGCCACCAGCGAATCCCGTCCACGGACGGGAAGTATTCAAAATCAGCATTACCGTCATTTAAACCATAGCCAGCAATCCAAAGACTGTTTGGGAATTTCTCAAGAATCTGCTCATAATAGATATTATTGAGCGTGAATGGCTTATAGCTGTAATAGATTGGCTCGTAGCCATTTTCTTTGAGGATTTCCATGAAGCGAATACAAGCATCTGTATTTGACTGTTTATCTCCGCTAGCGTGATCTTCGTAGTCAAGACACAAGTATTTTACTTTTTGAGGAACATTATCAAGGAAATAACGTGCCTCACGCTCGGCTTCTTCAATGTCACCACCAAACCAAGCAAAATGATAGAATCCAACAGGAATGGATTGCTCAATTTGAGCAGATAGGCAAGGGTTGATATAGCTTGTACTTTCAGAAATTTTGATAATGGTATTCTGTGTACCAATGTCAGCTAAAATACCTGTAATATCGTATCCATTATGACTAGATACGTCGATGAATAAGTCGTTTTTCTTCATTATTT